TCATCGATGGAGCAATCCACCAGCACCTCGTGGACTCTTTCCACCGTTGCGGAATACGAGTCTGATCCAAGGCCGAGGCCGTCATTACTGTTGATGCCGAAGTACCCATCGTCTGTAATGAAGCACTCGAACACACCTAGGCGTACCGCCTCAGCCACAGCAGCATAGGTCGCTGTCAGAATCTTGCGGTTCTTGGTGGCTGCCCTCTCGACATAGAGGGTAAAAGAAAAGCTGCCGAGGATGTCCCCGTCAGCGTCGATCATGACCAGGTCAACTGGATAACGCCCGGAGACCTCCGTCATAAAGTCTGAGATTGTTACAATGATGCGGTTATTGACCACATCCACTTTGTCGTTATGCAGCGACTCTGTGCTGTACTGGAACAGCCGTCCATCTGGACGTGTCCCAGAGTAAGCCAGAATCACATTCGTCGGAATCGTGTATTCCACCGCATTGTTATAGAGGGCACATCGTACCTTCCGCGCCATGTGATCAAACTGTTTTACATGAACAACAGGAGGCACAAGGTGCTCTGTCAGGGAAAGCTCAATATCCTGATAAATGGATACAGCGCCGATATTGATCGCCATTTAGCTGCTGCCTCCTTCCTCTCCCTCGCTGGGAGTTTCTTCGCCGCCGGACTCACTGCCTTCTTCTCCACCAGACTCGCCACCAGAATCATCACCGCCGCCTTCGTCTCCCCCTTCTCCGGGGTTATCCGGATCAGTTGGATCTGTAGGTGTATCCGGATCAGTCGGAGTATCTGGATCGGTCGGATCATCGGGCATCTCCGGCTCAAAACCAATATTGGCCCATTCAGTTCCATCCCACATGCGGAGCCGCATCTCGACAGAATCGATCCACAGGTCATGCAGTTCAGGGTTGGCTGGTGCTTCTGCCGCTCTCGTGATCAGATCCTGATAGATAATCGTCTGCCCTCCGCCTCCGCCGTGCAAGCCATCAAAGTCGATGATCGTTGTCCATGTCGTGCCGTTGTCGGTACTGACGGCAATGCCGTAATCTCCGGTCCGGTACTGACCGATCTTGATCAGCTTCGTGGCATCATTGGGAGCGACCATCACAATGGACCCTCCGTCCCAGTAGAACTGATCCGTACCAAGGATCTTCACCAGCGCTGTCCGAAGGGTACCGGAGCCGAGGATGTTGGCATTAACGCCGACCGCTTCCACTGCTGTTTTCACGACCTTGTCTGCTGTATCCCAGCCGAGCCGCCATGTCTGACCGCCGTCGTTGGAAACGAAGAATCCCCTGATGCCGCTCTTCCATGCCCAGGCTGAATCTTCCAGTCGTTCACTGGTGTGGGCATATCGGATTGTCGAGCCATCCTCCTCCACACCGGAGGAATAATGCAGGCCGAACAACCCGGATGCCAGAGCATTGAAGTATTCCTGCTGCACCGTCAGCGTGCGCACATCCGTCACCTGCGTCTCCACCCGGTTAATCGCTTCCGTTGCCAGCTGCGCTTCATCTCGAAGAGATCCCAGGGAACCGGACAAACTGCTGTTCCGGCTATAGACTGACGCATTGGAAAGTGTGATGCTCTTGTACCGCTCCAGTAGCACATCGTACTCTGTCTCGGTGACCTTGCAACTGACTTCGATGCCAAGCTTTGAGATATACACATGGACCGTATCACAAAGGCTCACCCGCTCGGCTTCTGCAATATCCGCATAGCCAGGTGTCTGCCAGAGCTGCACAAAATCGATCTTGATGTCGATGTCCGGTTCCGTCAGGCTGGTATTTTTCAGGTAGGATTTTACGTAGTTTCGCAGTTGCGCTTCCGTCGGCTTTTCCTGAAACTGGCTGGTACAGTCCAGAACAGAGATCTTTTCAAACGGTCCGTCATGCTCGATGGTTACCACCTTCTCTGGCAGTTCAAAGAGCGTGCCGTCTTCTGAATGCTTCCAGTACGGATGCACACCCGTGATCATATTCTCTATGGATCGCTCCATCTCAAAATTGATCAGGTTTTTGCCGTATACGATCTTCACTCCATGATCGGCACCGCGATGTCCGTGGAGCATGGCCGTGTACATATCCCACTCATATTCGCCGCCGTAGGTGTCCAGCATGGAGCCGTCCATGCCGCCAAGGCATCCGCGCACCGTCGCCGGACTTGTAATCGTGAACGTGGCCTGTGAGTCGATATCTGTCCAGAAAGAAAATGGGCAGTCTGTTGTCGTATGGCTTTTCAGCGCTGCCATTGCTGCCTGACTTCCTACCGCCGAGAACGGAGAAACCGTGATGAAGTTCTCCTGGTACTGGATGTGCCGGGCGGCAACTTCCAGGATTCCTGACAAAGGAGTCGTGATCTTATAGATCCGGAATGGCTGATACGTTGCCCGTTCACTCGGCTTAGCCAGGATGATGTTCCCCTCCACCAAGTCTTCCGCATGAAGCCCGGAAGCGGAGTACGTCATCTTCAGCTCATAGCTGCCGTTCCGCTTCTCTGTCACATAGCAGGATAATGCATCGCAGAGCTTGCCGATGCCGTTGGTCGTGAAGGCTGTTTCTGTTTCGGTGTATAAACATGGAATCATAGCGTCCACCACCTCGGTGTGATCTCCACATGGTCTATCGCTCCGCTCCATGCGATATGGTTCTTGCCGGGTTTCAGATCCGGGAAGTCGTCGCTCTTCACATATCCGTTACAGAAGCCGGAAGCATCATAGGCGTTGTGGGTCTCACAGTTCAGATCAATATAACCGTTGTTAGCAAGGATGCTGACTGACTGGTCGCCGATATACACGTTGCCAGCGCCGGAACCATACACCCGGATCAGCGGCTTTGCCCGGAACTCAAACGGATTCTTGATCGTCGTTTCCTGTGTGAGCACCAGCTTCCGCTGTCCGTCCACGCTCCATCGTTGCGGCTGACAGTGAAAGGTCAGCTTCATGGTCGCGCCCTTATCCCGTTTCGGCTCAAAGGCAATCGCAGCCTTACAAAGCCCCATGCGGAAGAAGTCCGGGTCGTAAGTATCATGGAGGACCTGATATCCCACAGGCGACAACAGCCAGCTCTTTACGGAAGCTGTGCGAGCTGGAAGTCCATCAAAGAAGAAGGCATCATAGGTAATGTCCAGATTCTTAAAGCGATGTTCCCCCGCCTTGGCGTTGTCCCTTACGATGTCGCCGTTCTTCCCAGGAACCGCCTGCAGCTCCATATCCACCTCCGGGCTGTCATACACACCGGGAGCGGAAAGGTATAGGAGATAGTCTTTACTGTTCTTCCCGGCGAAGGTCAGATAGTTGCGGACGTATCGTGTTTTCAGTTCAAAGAGCGACATGTCTGAATCGCTCAGGATAGGCATTCTCTGCATCGGATTCTCCTTTCTCCCTGTCCCTGGGCATGAAAAAAGCACCCTGGATTTCTCCAAGATGCTTCGTTTAGGTCTCTGTTCAATTTTCTTCTCAAATCGCTACTGCCTGAAACGGTTTAATATCAGCGATTTCTTTTTCCATGCTCATCTTCAAGTTACGGATATCAATGTCATTCTGCATATCAAGAAAATATCGATCAGACACGCCGAAGAACTTCGCCAGACGCAGCGATGTATCCGCTGTTATTCTCCTGCCGCTATTCAGAATTGCCTGTATCCGGGAAACAGGAACATGGATTTCCTGTGCCAGTTTGTATGCCGACAGATTCATCGGCTCCATAAACTCCTCCTTGAGAATCTCGCCCATCGTAGGAGTAGGAATAAAATCAGCCATCATGCTCCTCCTCTCTGTTTATCATAGTATGCCCATGCTCCGTCAGTGATAATCAACGATTTCGACCGCTTGAAAGTCATTCTTTCCTTCGACCGAAAAGCAGATACGATACTGATCATTGATACGAATGCTGTATTGCCCTTCCCGATCTCCATGCAGTGGTTCCAGATGATTTGCGGGTGGGACTTTCAGATCCTCCAAACATCCTGCATTGTCAATCATAATCAGTTTACGTAATGCCACTCGCTGAATATTCTGCGGAAGCTTCCTTGAGAAAATCTGGTTGTAGACTTTCTCCGTTTCCTTGTCAGCGAAGCTCTTTATCATACGGCTACATTATACCCGCTTCGCGTGTATATGTCAAGCGGGTATATCGGTAATTCAGAGAAAAGTAACAAACTGGACGAAGGCGCAGGGCTTTACCTGCCCCACACCTTATCGTCCTCATTAAGCATTTCGTTGATCCGCTGGACAACCGTGTCCGCCAGATCGTTGTCGTTCCTGGCGTTGTAGCCGTTGACCACAACTTGCACCGAGCCGATGGATCTATTGTTGTTTACCACAGAACCCCCGCTTCCAGCCCCCGCCACCGCAAGCTGTCCCGCGCTGATCTCCGGCAAAGCAAGCCCTGTAAAGGCACCGCCCACAGAGGACGCAAGCTCTCTCACAGAGGCAACCAGCATCTTGCTGCTCTTTCGGATGCCCTCTGCCATCAGCTTCATAAAGTCTGGCATGTACTCATCCGCATCGGAAAGAGGTCCTTCTTTCGGGATGGAGAAGCCGACAATGTTGCTGACGGCATTGGCCAGGTTGCTTGCTGCATTGGTCACACGCCATGCGTTGTTATTGATGCCGCTTGCCATCTCAATACAGATATCCGCGCCCCAGCTGTATGCCGAGTTGGAAATACCGCCCAGGATGGAACTGCAGCTGTTGGCGATCGCCGTGCACGCATTGGAGACGTTGGTCTTCATCGTATTCAGGGCATTGGTCATATTGGTATTGGCCGTTGCCATCTTTGTGCTGACTGTATTCGCTACTGCTGTCAGGCCATCGCTGAAGCTGGTCTTGATCGCCGTCATGGCGTTGGTCACAGCAGTTTTGATATCATTCAGCGCCGTGGTGATCGTCGTTTTGATCGTTGCCCAGCTCGTGGTCGTGTTGGAGACCACTGCCGTCCAGGTGTTGGCGATGGTGTTTTTGATCACTCCCATAGCCGTATCCACCGAGGAACGGATTGCCGTCAGCGCCGTAGTGATGGTCGTCTTGATGCTGTTCCAGCTTGTCGTAGTATTGGAGTTTACCGCCGTCCAGGCATTGGCAATCGTGTTCTTGATGACGCCGGTTGCCGTGGTGACCGTACTCCGCATGGCTGTACAGGTCGTGGTGATGGTCTGCTGCATCTGCTTCCACATGGAAGAGGTGCTGTTGCCGGTTCCCGTCCAGGCTGTAGTCATCACCTTTGTGATGGCCGAACCAACCTGGCTGATGCCGCTCTGCATCTTGGAAAGCTGCTGCGTCACCACCTGCCCGATCTGGTTCCAGCTCTGAGTGGTTGCCGTCTGCACCTGCGTCCAGGCCGTCCGAACAGCTGTGGTTACCTGCGTTGCAGCCGTGGTCGTGCTCTGGGCAATCTTCGTCCAGGCATTGGTGTAGGCTGTCTGCACTGCCGTCATACTGTTGGTGATGGAGTTACTTAGAGTCGTGCTCAGGCCGTTCGCCGCCGTTTCCACCAGAGACACGTTACTGCTGATGCCGTTTGCCAGATTGCTCATAAAGTCAGGCATCCAGCTCTGCATATCCGCCAGCGGTCCCTCATCCGGCACAGAGAAGTGCAGGAAGTTTCGGATCGCGCTTGCCACTGAAGATACAGCGCTCGTAACCGTCCCGATGGCTCCCCGGATACCGGAGGCAATGTTGCTCACCAGATCGGAGCCCCAGGAAGTCGCCGAAGAGATCACATTGGTAACAGCAGTCTTCGCATTATTGAAGCCGTTGGTGATGGCTGTTTTAATGCTCGTGATTTTGCTGGAAATGCTGGTGGCCATGCTCTGGAATCCGTTTACGACAGAGGTCTTCAGATTGGTAACGGTCGTGGAGACTGAAGTTTTGATATTGCTCCATGCCGTGGAGACAGATGTCTTGATTCCATTCACCGCCGTCGTGACGGAAGTCTTTATGCCATTCCATGCCGTGGTCACGCTGGTTTTCAAGCTGTTCATCGTCGTGGTCACGCTCGTCTTCAGACTGTTCCATGCCGTCGTTACGGCAGTTTTTAGGCCATTGACAGTCGTGGTAACAGAAGTTTTCAGCCCTGTCCATGCCGTAGAGACAGCCGTTTTCAGCGCCGTAGTCGCGGTTGTTACAGCAGTCTTCAGTCCGTTCCAGACGGTTGTTACCGTCGTTTTGATCGCATTCACAGTCGTGGACACAGCTGTCTTCAGTCCGTTCCATGCCGTCGTTACTGCTGTTTTTGTCCCGTTGGTGACTGTTGTAACCGTTCCCTTTATCGCATTCCAGACAGAAGTGATTACAGACTTAATCGCATTGACTACCGTTGTGACAGCCGTTTTTATTCCATTCCAGACATTGGTGACGGTCGTTTTTATAGCATTAACGACTGTAGATACGGTCGTTTTAATTCCGTTCCAAGCCGTCGTGATGGCCGTCTTCAGTCCATTCACAATCGTCGTCACCGTAGATTTAATGCCGTTCCAGACCGTTGTGACGACTGTCTTTATGGCATTCACTACCGATAAGACAACGGTTTTAATCGTGTTCCAGGCGTTGGAAATCGCAATCCGGATGCCGGTCATCACAGTTGTAACCACGGTTTTTATGGCGTTCCATACTGTGGAAATCACAGTCTTTATGCCATTTACCGTATTGGTAACCACGGTTTTGATCGTATTCCATACCGTGCTGATCACCGTGCTGATTCCGGACATTACAGTAGAAATGATCGTCTTTATGGCATTCCATACGGTTGTGATAATGGTCTTGATCGTGTTAATGATCGTAGAGATCACCGTTTTGATCGCGCCCCACACAGTCATCTGCCCCGACTTTATGCCATTGGATACAGAATCCACCGTTCCCTTAATGGCATTCCAGATCGTCGTGATGATGGTTTTAATCGTATTGACTACCGTAGAAATCACCGTTCTTATGGTGTTCCACACGGTTGTAATTACAGTTTTTATTCCATTCACAACGGTTGTGACATTGGCCTTGATCGTATTCCATACCGTGCTGATGGTCGTGGAAATCGCGCTCATAACCGTAGAAATCACGGTTTTTATCGTGTTCCATACGATGGAGATATGCGTCTTAATCCCATTGACCACGGTTGTAACCGTCGTTTTAATTGCCGTCCATACCGTAGAGAAAATCGTCTTGATTCCCTCCAGTACAGAAGAGAAAAAGCTCTTGATGCCGTTCCATACGGTCGATGCCGTTGTTTTAATTCCCGTCCATGCCGTGGAGAGCCAGGTCTTGATGGCCGTCCATACGGTTGTGAAGGTCGTTTTGATTCCGGTCAGCGTATTGGAGAAGAACGTTTTTATAACATTCCATACGGTTGTCGCCGTCGTCTTGATCCCTGTCCAGGCATTGGAAAGCCAGGTGGAGATCGCCGTCCATACGGTAACCGCTACGGTTTTGATTCCATTCAGGATTCCGGAGAAAAACGTCTTGATGCTGTTCCAGGTATTGACGAAGAAGGTCTTCACGCTCGTCCATACCGTATCCCAGTCCGTGCCGAACCAGGACAGGAATACATCCGCCACGCCCTTCAGCGCATTCAGCACCGTGGAGAAGATGGATTTAATCCCGTTCCATATCGAGGAGAACAGGCTCTTTACCGCTTCCCATGCTCCGGACCAGTTGCCCTGGAAGAGATTGCTGAAGATATCGAAGATATTGATCAGCGAATCAAGAACTGTGCCCAGCACAGTTGCGATCACCTGAAATGCGCCTTCAAACAGCGGGGCCAGCACCTGACAGAAGCCATCCCATACCGCCTTCAGCACCTCGGTGATGTTTTTAAAGTCAAAGCCGAGGGCATTCAGCCTGTCGGTGATGGCTTTCCCGAATTCCTGGAACTTGGCCTTCACGCTCTCCCAGATCGCCGTGATCTTATTGCGGAACTCCTCGTTGTTTTTCCACAGGCTCACAAAAGCCGCCGCAAGGACAGCAATGACCGCAACCACCGCTCCGATGGGGCTGGTCAGTGCGGCGAAGGCTTTCTTGAGCAAGCCTCCCATACTGCCGACCTTCTTCATGGCTTTCGCGATCTTCGTAAAGCCCTTCATGGCCGATCCGACCGTGGATACCGTTTTGCCCAGCACCACCAGCAGCGGACCGATGGCAGCCGCCAGAGCCGCCACCTTCAGGATCGTTTTCTTCTGCGCTTCACTCATGTTGTTGAGCTTGTCCACAAAGGCCTGTACCTTGGAGACTACCGCGCGGATAGCAGGCATGAGCAGCTCACCGAAGCTGATCGCCAGCTCCTCCAGCTGGGATTTCAGAATGGTCAGCTGTCCTTTCAAGTTGTCCTGCATGGTTGCAGCCATGCTTTCCGCTGTACCGTCGCAGTTTTCGATTGCAGAAGACAGCTTGTCGATATCCTCCGGAGCCGCGTTCATCAGGGCTAGGAATCCGGACATGGCGTTCTTGCCAACCAGAGATTCAGCGGCAGCAGCCGCTTCCGATTCGGAAAGGCCGGAAAAGGCCACACGGCAATCTGCCAGAATATCCGACAGATCCCGCATGGAGCCATCTGCATTGGAGGTCTGGATCGTGACTTCACCGATATTCTTTCCGGCGATCTTCACTTCACCGGCGAGGTTGTTCATGATGGTACGAAGGGATGTACCTGCCTGGCTTCCCTTGATCCCGGCATTGGCCATCAGGCCGATCGCCTCTGCTGTATCCTCTGCAGAGAAACCAAGAGCGCCCGCGATAGGTGCAGCATATTTGAAGGTCTCGCCCATCATGGAGACATTGGTATTCGCGTTGGAGCTTGCCGCTGCCAGAATGTCTGCAAAATGGCCGGAGTCAGAAGCGGAAAGCCCAAATGCCGTCAGGGCGTCCGTCACGATATCTGAGGTCGTCGCCAGGTCTTCACCGGACGCAGCCGCCAGGTTCATGATGCCTTCAATACCGTCCATCATGTCGCCAGTCTTCCAGCCTGCCATGGCCATGTACTCAAAGGCCGACGCGGCTTCTGTCGCGGAGAATTTGGTCTTGGCTCCCATCTCACGGGCTTTCCCGCGCAGGTCATCCAGATCTTTCCCGGTTGCTCCGGAGATGGCTGCCACCTTGGACATGCCCTCGTCAAAATCCGCAGCAGTCTTCACCGCCGCCGTACCGAGCCCCACGATGGGAGCCGTCACATGGGTGGTCAGGGTCTTTCCCACAGAGGAGATCTTCTCGCCGACCTGTTGGAATTTGCCGCCCACCTCTTCGATCTTGGCAAGGGTTGCGTTGGTGGTAGATGCCTGGGACTCCAAGGATTTCAGCTGCTGCTCCGTCTCCTGGATCTCGCGCTGGAGCGCATCATACTGCTGCTGGGTGATCTCCCCTTTCTGCAGCTGTTCGTTTGCCTGCTCCGCCGCCGTTTTCAGTGTGGCCAGTTTCTCCTTGGTATCCTTGATAGCCTGGGCGAGAAGCTGCTGCTTCTGCCGGACCAGTTCCGTGTTGGAGGGATCAAGCTTCAGCAGCTTTTCGACATCCTTCAGCTGTGTCTGGGTGCTCTTAATATCCTTGTTAACACCTTGCAGCGCTTTCGAGAGTTTCGTGGTATCGCCGCCGATTTCAACGGTGATTCCCTGAATTCTGCCAGCCATGACTTATCCCTCCTTTCTGCCCTTAATGGGCGATTTATTCAGCCTTTTCAGACTGCAGAAAAAGAGCCAATGGATGTTGCTCCATCAGCTCCTTGCATCGTTTCAGGTTTTCCTGTTTCAGCGCCTCCGTCTCCCGGAGAAACTGCTCAGTCACAGGCTTCACGCGGATCAGCTGCCGTCTCCGGCTATATTCCGTGATGTCGGCTCTGAGCGCCGTGTCTGTTGCAGAGATGGGGTAGACCGCGCCGCATTCCGGGCAGCGGAAGAAGGTATGCTCAATATCGCCATCTCTCACGCTCTCCGGTTTGACGGTCTCTGCCACAGCACCGCAGTTGTCACAATTGATTTTCATTAACATGTCCTTTCCTTGTTAAGACAAAGTTCACAATATGCTCGTTGCTATCCGGCGCATTTTGAGGTATACTGATTATGGATTTTTATATCCAAAGGAGGTGTTCGCTTTGAGTCAGGAGCAAATTGGCATTGCAGATATGCAGTGCTGGGTATTCCGCAAAGCCCAAAGAAAATGGAATATCTCGCCATCTCAATGCGCACAGTTGTTCAAGAAATATGATCTGCTCGGCTTCATCTCCGAGTGCTATGATCTTTTGCATGTCAGCAGTTATGAACGCGCCCTCGATGATGTCGAAGATATCCTTCGCCGTAAGGGGGTATCCATATGATTCGCATCCCCGAAGACGGCATCCTTTATCACGGGAGTTATACAGAGGTGTCCCGGATTGATCTTTCCCTGTGCCGTTACGGCCTTGATTTTGGAAAAGGCTTCTATCTGACATCTTCCCTGGAACAGGCAGTCTCCTATATCCCGGCATCTGTCCGTAAAGCAAAAAGACGCGGGATTCTGCCAGACAGCTTCAAAGAAGCGGACGGTAAAGTGTCCGTGTTCCAATTCTGCTCAAACCCCAACCTGTTCATCCACTATTTTGATGAAGCTGACGAGGAATGGCTGCACTTCGCAGCATGCAACAGAAGCAGGGATCTTTTCCCTGAACTCAGGAAAAAGTATGCCCTTGTGGATGTCATCGGCGGGAAAGTCGCAGATGACCAGACGGCCATTACCCTGAACAACTATGTGTCCGGTGCATACGGGACCCCCGGAACCGAACGCGCGGACCGTACAGCCATAGGACTTCTGGAAGCAGACCGGCTGAAGGACCAGTTTTGTTTCAGAACGAAAGAAGCCATTGCATCCCTTGCTTTCATAAGGAGCGACCGATATGGAAAATACCGTTAATCAGATAACCCCAGATCGGAAAGAAGCCACGGCGATTACCGTTATGCGCTGTATGCTGCTGATATATGCTGAAGAGCAGCATATTCCCTTTGAAGATGCCATGCTTTCTTTTTCGCAATCAAAAACCTACGAAGACCTGTTTGACTTCGATACCGAAATCTGGAAAGAAGGTCCTGAATACCTGCGCTGTCTTTACGATGAAGAACTGCATGGCGCTTCTCAGGCTGTAAACGCATAAAGACGACCACACCAGAAAGGCACAATTATGGACACCGTTCTCCGGTATAAAGGATATTCCGGCAGCGTAGAGTTTTCAGAAGAAGATAGCCTTTTCTATGGAAAGGTTCAGCATATTCGTTCATTGATCTCCTATGAAGGAAGAACAGAACAGGAACTTCTCCTGGACTTTCAAAAGGCAGTGGAGGATTATCTTACCCTTTGCGAAGCAGAAGGCATTTCTCCAGAGATAGCTTCTTAAACTGCTCCCCACCCAGTCACAACGACTGAGTGGGGTTTTTACATCTATCCGCAGTCCCGTCCTTTTTGCGTATGATTTTCCAAACGTAACAGAATTTTTTGCAGCAATCCGCACTTTTTTCACTTAGAACTTGTCCATATCCCCCTGGGAAGCTTCCTCCCGCCACTCAAGGGAGTCGCGCCTCTTCTCGTTGAACATGTCATTCACGGAGCCTATCGTCAGCAGATCCAGATCGCCTATATTCAGCCCTAGCTCCACGCATCTGAGCATAAACAGAGCGGTTGTCATCGGCCGCTCTGTCTTCCTCAGTTTTTTCCCGCAGGCACCGTGGTCTTGATGTTCATGCCCCACAGATCGATCAGCTCCGGGAGAATCTGATAAATGCTGAAGGTGTTGAACTGATCAAGCCATTCATCCGGGCTATCATACTTCTCCTCCGGATGCGCTGCCGACCACATCACAAACGCCAGGTCCTCAAACATCTCCAGGGAGAATCCGTCCAGCGTGGAAGCGTCCTCCGTCTGGTCCTTGATGGCGTCGTTCAGAGTCATAAGATCCTTATAGACATCGCGTCCGAACTTGTTTCTATAGATACGGGGAATGGCTGCAGAAGCCTTGAACTCCACCGGATTGCCGTCGATTTCAATTTTCTTTGTGACTGCCATGGTCGTAATCTCCTCTCAAAAATCATGTAGATAAGGCAGGGAGTATTTCATCCCTGCCGGGTAGTGTGTGTTCGGTTATCAGCCGCCTGCGGGCTCATCGCCGCTCTCGTCCTCGTCATCCGTGGTCTCTGGGATGGTCGGCTCATACACAGCATCGTACCAGGCGTCATAG